AAAGATATCAAGGGCTTAGCGTTCATCGCTAGGCCTTTTTTATTGGGCGCTATTCCAGAAGTGTCAACAAAGTGTCAACAGAGCTTTGGCGCGTACTTGATGGCATCGGCTAAATGGTCGGGTGATAGGTGTGCATAACGCATCGTCATGGCAATGGTTCTGTGTCCGAGAATTTTCTGCAGGGTGAGTACATCACCGCCGTTCATCATGAAGTGACTCGCGAACGTGTGACGGAGCACGTGGGTTCTCTGCCCCCTGGGGAGCCTTATGCCTGCGTCAATGATGGCAGCGGAGAACGCTTTATAAGCGTCGGTGCGGAAGATCCTTCCGATCCGTGGCCCGTGTTGGGTGAGCGACTTATAAAGCTCTTCACTGAGCGGAATGGTGCGGTTGCGGCCGTTTTTAGTGCCGGTGAAGGTGACACGGCTATTTCTTAGCATTTCCGCTCTTAGGGTCTGGGCTTCGCTCCAGCGGGCTCCCGTGGCGAGACAAAGGCGTGTGATTAATTCAACGTCTGGGTTGTTGGCGTGTTCGAGTACGTTAAAAAGTTGACGTAACTCTTCATCGGTCAGGTAGGCGAGCTCTTTTTCGTCCAGGCGCAACGGCTGCATTTTGGCGAAGGGGTTAGGCTTATTCCATTCTCCAAGCCGTATGAGCTGGTTAAATACCGCTCTTAAGTGGGCATGGTCATGGTTGGCCGTGTTGGGTGTGATACCCGCTTCCAGGCGTTTCTGACGCAGTTCTGAAGCGTCCACGGGGGTGATCGTGGCGGCCGTTGGATTGCCCATGATATCGGCTAAATTATTTAGCTGTGAGTTGCGTCGTTTACCGTCTTTGAGAGAGCGGCCATGGTAGTCATACCAGAGCTTGATCAAGTCTTTTAGGGTGCGACGATCCCTTTTTGGGCTGACGTAACTTTCGCCAGTGGCAGCCTTGGCTAATACCTTGCCTTCAAAGCGTTTCGCTGCTGCCTGGGTAGGCAGTATTTTACGGACACGCTTTCCATATCGGCCTTCCGGCATGATGTCCACTTTCCAGCCGGTTTTGACTTTCTTAATGCTCATTACGCGGCTTTGCCTACTAATCGTCGCTCTATCAGTTTCTGTTCGACGATCTGCCGGAACTGGCCGGTGTTGACGCTTCGTCGCCGGTAGTACTGTTCTAGGTCTTCCCACATGCCGGAGCGCTTGAGATAGCCTATCGCTTGGTCGGTGCGGATACCCTGGCGGGCGTAGATGCTAATCAGGTTGCCAAACGCCAGGGTGACGTTCTTTTCGTTGCCGAGCCCAGGCGCTTTTCGCGCTCGCTTGTACATGAAGCCGGGTTCGTGACAGTAGAAACGGGCGTCGTCTTGGAGGATCTGCCACGCGGGGTCGATCAGGTTGCGGCGGGCGTCCAGGCGATAGGATTGCATGGCGGTACGCCAGAGGCCGGTGAGGTGCGGTACCACGTCGACGAAGCGGCTGAAGCCGTGGTTGTGATCGAGCACTTCACCGGTGTCGACGTTGCAGGGGATGCCTTGAGCGTACTCACGGAGTACGGACTGATGGAAACGTAATTCGATACGCCAGACGGTTTCTTCGGGGTTGTAGGTGCTGTTGAGGTCGTCATCGACGGCGTTTTGCCAGATACCTTCCCAGAAGTGCATTTTGTCGCGGTGCTTGGCTTCCAGGGTCTTGTTGTAGATACAGCATTGCAGGGCGCCTGCCGTGCCAAACATGTAGGTTTCACCGCGGCCATAGGTGGTGGCAATGTTGCCGTGGTCAAATTCCAGGGTGTCGATGCCGTCGATCCGCATGATCTTCTTGGAGCGGGTCACGAAGCGTTCCATGAAGTTTTTAGGCGGCTCCCAACCTTGTACATCCAGGGCGAGGTGGATGGCTGCGCCTACGGGCTCTCCTTGAGTCAGCATGGAGGCGGCGATCATATCCATGAACTTTTGGCACTGCTGAGGGGAGCGCTCTTGGATGAAGTGTGGGCTTAGCTCGATTTTCAGATGGCTACCGGTATTCTCGGTCTTTACGTGCCGTGCCTGGAAGAAGACGATAGCACCTAGTTCATTGTTTTGGAGGCGGTAGCGGAAGCCTGAACCGGCTGCGCCGGCACCTACCGACCACTCCTGGTCAAAGAGGCGCATGGTGGCCCCTTTGCCTTCGTTGTAGACGTTGATGATCTTATCGAATTGGGGAAGCTGCGGTTTGCCCTGGTAGAGCTGGCGTACTGTATCCACGCCCGCGTTCAAAATGCGCAGATTGTGCATTTCTCGCTGTCCTAGCGAGCTGATAAGCAGCTTTCCAAACTGGTCTTGTTCGCCGCGCTGGAGCGACGCGATAGAGTACCGTTCCCAACGTTCCATAGCCTGAAATCCTCTATTTTTGAAAATGCTTCAATGTGCTGTAGTGAGCCAGTAGCTCATTTGGGCTAATTACTCTGCGAGACGTGTTACAGGGATGGCCTCGACCTCGTGACGCCAGCTTGTGGTTGTCAGCCCTGCTACGGTATTCGCGGCGTTTGGGCGTGCAACGGGCTGATTGGCGTCATAGCGAGGGAGCACCGTGGCCTGTAACAGCACATGGAGGTTGGTACGTTGGCGGGAGTTGGATTCGTTCTGGAATAGACGACCGGCGAGGGGGACGCTTTGTAAGCCTGGCACTCCCATGACCTGTTGTTGGTCATTCTGGGAAGAAAGGCCACCTAACAGCAGTGTTTGGCCGGAACGTATCTGAACGGTGGTATTGATTTGCCGTTGATTCGTAATGATATCTGAGGCTAGCACAGAATCCGTGAGCGAGTCAGCCGATGTAGTGATATCCATGATCACCAGGCCGGAGGCGGTGACCACCGGCAGGACGTTTAAACGGATGCCCACATCGCGGCGCTCGATGGTCTGAAAGGGGCTGTTGACGTCGGCTGATTCGCCGGTGACGCGGCCCGTGACGAACGGGACATTCTGACCGATGGAGATCGTGCCACGCTTGCCCGAGAGGGTGAGTATTTGGGGTGTGGATAACACGTTAGACGTTGAGTCGCGCTGTAAGGCATTGATGGCAAACGCGAGTATGTTCCCGTCGAAGATCCCGAAGGTGCCACCGGAGGAGGCGAGCGAGGTGCCTAGGTTGGCGGTGTTGAAGCCACCCGCGACACCGCTACCCGTGGCCCGACCCAGTGAGACGCCGAGATCGAAGGTATCGCCGTCCGTGGTTTCAAAGATGACCGCTTGAATGAGCAATTGCGGGTGGGCGACGTCTACTTGGGGAATGAACTGTTGAAGCTGTTCAAGCTGCTTTGCGGGGCCCTTGGCCAAGATGGCGTTAGAGGCATGGAGTACCTGCACACGGGGCAGGGTGCTGCCTTCCTGGGCGTTCTGGGTGAGGAAGGTGGTGATCAATGGGGCGATATCGTCAGCGCGCACGTTATCGAAGGAGAACAGGTGGGTGGCCTGGGGTTCGGGCGGTGGTGTCAGGGTGGGGGCGTTGGCGATCGCGGCGGCGGGATCGTGTGCGCCTGGTGCAGACAAAACACCTGGTGTTTGTTGGGTGGCTGATTGACTGGGTGATTGGCTGGCCGGGGCAACGGTCGGGGGGTTGCCTGGGAGGATGGTGTAGCCGTGGGAGCTCAACACGCCTTGAAAGAATTCTTCCAACTGGTGATCGGGTACATCGGGGGCGTAGACCGTGAGCGTGCCGGTGGCGGTGGGGTGAATGGCTAGCGGGGTGGCGGTTTGATCCACGTACCAGCGCACAAACTCACGAATGTCGGTGTCTTGCATATGAATAGGGCTGGCATGGGCGCTGGTGGCGATGCAGGTGGCCAGGGCGAACGAGGCGGCGGTTTTAGCAGCGAATTTCAGCATGGGTGACTCCATTTTCGATGCGGACGAGGCAGGCGCTCACAGGGACGATGCCGAAGCCTTGGCGGGCGAGATCGTCGGTGGTGAGGGTCTGGCGGTCGCTATCAATGAGACGGTAGGTGGTGTGGTCGCCAAACTGGGTAAAGCTGGCGATACGGGTAGTGCTGAGGTCGGGCAGTACTAGCGGTGCAGCGGGGGTGTCGTCTTGTGATCGTGCGTTGACGCGGTCGGCGACGAGTACCGACAGGGTGATAAAGCAGCCCAGCGCAAACGCGGCCAGGGAGAGAAACGGGCGGTTAAAGCGTTTCCAGTAGATACGGGTCATTTTCATATAGAACCTCGCGTCACGCGGTACCCTGAGCCTGCCGTGGGTGAGCCAGGGCGGTAGCACGGAATAGGTGCCGTGGGCGTAGTGGTCAGAGAAGGCTTGTTTGGTGTCGTACGCGGGGTAGAGCGCGCGGCCGGTGTAGGTCCAGCGTTCGACGACGATGGAGGTGGGGGAGTCGCCGTATTTGACGATGCCCAAATGCACCTTGGGCATGGGCATCTTGCCACCGGCGAACATGGACCAGAGCGAGCCGATAAGGGGGATCGAGATGCGGTCCAGGCGACGGCAGTAAACGACGTGTTCCGCGAGGGCAACGCGGGCTTGCTTGTCCATGATCGACAGGTCTTGAATCAAGAAAATGATATCCCAGCCGAGTTTTCGGGCATGGAGAAACCAATTGATAACGTCTTGACGGCTTTTGTCGTTCCAGGAGCGGGCGTTGAACCAGGTGCCGCATTCATCCAGCACCAACAGGCCGTTTTTATGTTCGTCGTAATCGTCGGTACCGGTACCGATGGACTCCAGGTCAGCCAGGACGGGTTTATCAGGGATGCGGTAGCAGCGGGTCTGTTTGGCTTTTTCGCCAATCAGCTTATCCAGGTTCAAGTCCAGGTTGGTGGCGACCTTACAGCCGCGATTGAGCTTGTCCTTGATCTTGCCCACGGCGACGAGGGTTTTACCGGCGCCTAGTTTGCCGGTGACGACGTAAACGGCCATTAGAAATCACTCAAAAAAAGTGAAATTAATTTGGTATAGATTGCAAATAGAAAAGCCACTGCTTTAACGCCAATAATAGCGGACAGACAAGCAATAAAATTACCCGGCAAGATGCGTTCTATACCATCGCCAAGCATAGGAGGTAGAGTCACAACGATAGTGTCAAAAAGGGTAGAGACCGATGAGTAAAGAAGGTTTATGACGATAACAATCGCGCCAATTTTAATGGTAAATAAGGCAACTCTTAAGCCTACTTTTATACCAAATATTTGAACATGTGCTTTGAAAACACCTTGGCTAATAACTTCAACAAGGGTGGCCCATATTGCAGCAATGCCAGCTAAAGGAGATGCCATAATAATTCCTTAGTGAGGACGGCTTGAAAACATGGTTGAAATGATGATGTAAACTGTAACGACATAAAGGATCCATGCTAAAGAAGCACGAATAAGTTCAAATATTTCACAATCAATGGTGAAGCTATAAATTTGGCCAGGAGCAAACTCCAAAGGAGTGCAGGAAGGGGACGGTAGTTGAGGGATAACGGAATTAGCTAAATCCTTCATGCCATCTACAAGATTAGAAAAAGTCGAGTCAGTACCGTCAACTAGGTCAGTAAGACTACTTCCAGCACCGTCCAAGGATTGTTGCATCACTCCTTTATTTTCTTCAGCAGTTCCAAACTGAGCTTCTAGGTCGGATTTAGAAGGAGAAGAGTCCCCAATAGCAGCAACTTTGTTATCGAATAATGAGGCAAGTTTGTCGATTAAGGTGTCTAGAAAACCTTCCTCTTCTCCGTCACCTTCGCCATCGCCATCGCCATCGCCATCGCCATCGCCATCGCCATCGCCATCGCCATCGCCATCGCCCTCACCGTCAGAGCCACCGGAAGAGCCGCCACCGCCGCCAGAGACACGGACGGTAATGTTTTTCATGCCATCGACGATGGCGGTTTGAAGGTCGCCGAGTTTGCTGTTTAGGCTGCCTGTTTGATCGCCAATGGCGTCAGTAACATCAGTCGTTTGGTCGTCTAACGAATCGGTGAGGGCGTCCGTTTGGTTTGTCGTCGCGGTGGTAAGATCGGTGGTTTGACGGTCGATTTGAAGATTAAGATTCTCAGAAGCATTATTTGAGATGGTTATAAAGTCTTCTGTTTGCTGCGAAATAGCGCCGGTCACATCATTGGAGAGGGAGTTGATAGAGTTGCGGTTTGATTGGCCAGAGGAACGAATAGCCTCAATAACGCTGGCGTCATCAAACTCGAAATCCGGTACGGTTGAGCCGTCGTCGGAGCCGCCGCCATTGTCGCCGCCTGGGTCGGTAGGATCGCCGCCACCACCTGAGCCCGATTGAACATTACCGCTCGAATCAACATAGGAGAAGTAATCAGGAGCGGCGTCCCAATCGACTAAATAAGAGGTGTCGCCGATAGTGACGCAACTAGACGGGTCAGAGCAGCCACCTGGAAGAGGCTCTAAATAACTAGGAGTGGCAAAATCGTCAACAGGCAAAGAGCCATCAGACGATGACGCTAAACCCCCGGTAATATTATTGCCATAAATACCATAATCGCCTGTTGAAACAGATTGTATAGGCACAGAGCAATCTAAAGATTCACCAGAACCAGCACACGTTAAAACACCGCCTCCCATAGAAACAGAACAGGCACCGCTGTGCGTTTTAACAGAGCCACCCGATGCTAAATAATTTGAGACACTAGCATTCTGGGTGTTGTAAGAGTTTCCATTTTCAGATTGACACTCGTCGTCTGTTTTAGAAGGTAATAAATTAGGATTATCATTAATTAATGTTTTAAAATCCTCATCAATGCAATCGACGCCAGCAGGACACGATGCAACATCTATAAGATGAATTTCCTTATTACTCCTAAATCCGGACGTTGTATTATAAAAACATCCATCATAATAAACAGCAACATTATGATTAGACGAAACTAAGGAATTATTAGAAATATATTTATGACAAACAGCAGCAGGAGTAGAACCAGTATAAGCTCCAGAAAGAATAGAAAAATAATAAACATCAGAGTAAGCGGACACACTAAACACCATTAAAAAAGGCGCCGATAACGTCAATAAAGCGGCTTTTTTAATCATGTTGCCCTCGCTATATAAAAAGGGGCGTTTCCGCCCCTTGGTGGTCCCTTGCTTGACGGGATTAAGTGGCCTTGTTAGCAAATTTCTTGAACACGCCGATGGCGAGCAGTGAGCCGACCACGCCGACCACAACCGGCCATGCGTAGCCCGCCATTTCAGCGGCCTGTGATTCAAGTTCTGAGAAGGCGGCAGCGGCACCGGTGGCTTCCTGTGCGTGAGCGACTGCCGAGCCCATGAGTAGAGCAGCACCGCCTGCGATCTTGGCTTTGGCGCCGTTGAAGGTGGCAGCGACGGTGTGGATGAGGGTTTGCTTGGTCATTAGACAGACTCCATAAAGCGTTTGAAGATCAAGATTGAGTGTCCGAAAGCCCAACCGAGGGCGTAGGACGTGAATAGGGAACCAACAACAAACGTGACGCTGGGATCGTTCATCGTTGCCCCCCATTTATTGAGCCGATCCCGAACGCGAGGACGAGGCCGACGCAATAAACCAGGAGCCACAGACCTTCAGGTGTACTTGTGTCCATGGCTCAGAATCCTATTTTTTGTCGCTGTGGGTCGCCGGCTGTGGCTGGCTACCGGTGGCGTTGGGTTTGCGGGCGGCGATGACATGAAGCACGGTTTTGCCACCGGCGGCGGCGGAGGAGGTGCGGAGTTCGATATCCAGTTCCATGGCACAGGGCATGTGCGGGGCGGTGGCGTGGAGCTGGTCGAAAATGTCATAGGGCGCCGTCATGATGCTGACCTGGTTGCCGATGGCGTTTTCGTTCTCGGCTGAGGCGGCTTGCATGATGGAAATTTTGGCGCCTTGGACGCCGTTATCCATCTTGTAGCGAGAGGCGCCGATAACGTGGGCTTGAATGGTGTTGATCATGGTGGTGTTTCCTTTTCGTTAGCGTTGGGTTCTGGCGGCTTGCGTTAGGCAGTAGTCCGCGAGAATGGCTAGCTCAGTGGTTTCAGGTGTGATGCCGCTTTGTACTAGCACCAGGTATTCCGCCTGGGCGTAGTAGGTAGCAGCGCGTGCATAGTCCCTGCCGTGGAGGCACCGCTGGCCCCGCTCCCTCAGAGCTCGGGAATCGAGGCAGGGGGTCCCAGCCCGCCCTCCGTGGCCCTTCGGTCTTTCTGCACGGCAGCCCACCTCGGGGGTGGAGTAAACCCTTCGTGCCTCAGGGTTGACACCACCCCCGACGCGGGCTAGGGACGCCGTGCGACCGAAGGGCGACGGATGACGGGCAGGGGACATAGAATTAGGCCTCTGAGCCGTGGGGAGCGGGGGAGGCGGCACGGGCAAGGGCTTCCAGCGGTGCTTTGTCGCCGCTTTCCAGTTGCGCCAGGCCGTACTCAATCAGCCGTTCTGACAAGGCTGAGGAGGTGAGGCCGTTGGTGCCCGCCTGGATGAGGTGGCGGCTGTGGGTTTCCGGATCGAGAAAGACGCGGATGGGCTGTTTTTTACTCATGTGCATAACTCCGAAAGGGCTAAAGGCCGTTGTGGATAAAGGGCGACGCGTTAGCCGTGGGGGTGTGGATAGATGCGCCGGTACCACAATCACCGATGAACAAGGGGAGGCGTCGGTAGATCTAGAGGCGCGGTCGGGGGTGCTGGGGTCGTCTGGGGCGTTGGTAACGCCGTAGTTCAGTGCCAGGAAAGCCAGGGCAGCGCGGTAACTGGGAAAACGAATGCGGTAGCGTTTGCCTTCGCTGTCAATCAAGGCCATTAAATCGTTTTGGGCGACGTCTGAGAGGTCGAGAGTAAGCAGGTGGTCAGTGGGCACGAATAGCTTAACGACACCGTTAGCGGAAACGTGGAGGGAAACAGAGCCGTATTCATTAATGCCGCGATAAAAGCAGCCATCGCAAAGCAGAGAAGCGGCGTAAAAGGTGCCTACAACGTCCAGGGTATGCGTGGTGAACGCTGTAAGGCTGTATAAGGGAGCTTGGGGGGCGATAGCGGTCATTAGTTCCAGTCCTCCGATTGAAGGCACTCAGCGGTGAAGAGCGCGACGTTAATAAGGCGACGACGCCCCACTTTGATCACTGGGAGGTTCCCCTGGTTAAGCTGACCCCGAACAGTGTCGGGGGATAGGCCAGAAAGCTCGGAGAAACGCTCTATCGTCATGACGGGCACCTGGGGTGCGGGGACGTGGGGCGTGTTGCTCGTTTCCATGCTGTACCTGCTCGCTGTGGCATGTTGTGGTATCTTTAAATGATCAATGCTCACTAGAGCACGCTGTATCATGATTCCAATATAGTAGGATCTTAACATAGTGTCAAAGACTGATGGTGAAAAAATCCGAGAAATTCGAGAAGCAGAAGGAATGGGACGGCAAGAGTTCTCGGAAGTGACAGGAATTAAGAAACAGACCCTGATCAGCACAGAGACAGGAAGGATGACGTGCTCACTAAAAACAGTGAGACAAATCACAGCAGTATTTCCGAAATACAGAATGTGGTTGGTAGATAACCAGGTAGACGAAGAAAAAGGGCAAATAAACCCGGAGATAGAAAAGGCGCGCCGCGAGTTGAAGCAGACAGGGACGGATACCAACTAGCCAAACGAGTTGTGGATAGATGGTATCCAGGGGGAAGGCATTGTGGATAAGGGCAGTAAGGGGATTAAACGTTGTGGATGAAGCGAGAGAAGCATTTCAACAGATGATGAAAATGGCGATCCTGTTTGGTGGGATGGCCATTTTTTATATCTGGATTGAAAGTAAGCTATTAAAAAAATGGAAAAAGAGAAAGCGTAAGGGGAACAGATAATGGAAAGTTTGGACAGAATGCTAAATAATGCGTTGCGTGAGTTTGATGCGGGAATGCAACAAGCAATCTATTACTCAATCTTTATTGATATAGTTTTGCTGATAGCACTTGGAATTTTTACATGGTGCTGTTGTGTATATGTTGTTAATTATAAACGCCTTGTGGATGAAAGTGTAAGACTTAAGAAAACTCAAAAGCAGCACGCTATTGTTAAATCAGAGCGTGAAAGGTTAGAGGTTAAACGGCTAAAGCTAGAACTTGGCTTTAATGAAGAGCTGAATAAGTTGGAAATTAATAACGCGAGTAACTCGACACCTCACCATTACAGATAACTAGCATATAAAACCTCCCCGTATCAAGGGAGGCGAGCACGCATCCTGACTCTGGCATTACGACGTTCGAGAGTGGTTTGATAGACGCTTCTGTGCGGAAAGTAAAAATAACGACGAGGTTGGGGCGTTATTGGTTGGGATGATTGTGAGGGTGGACGCACAGGGGGTGGAGGGATAACAGTAAGGTTATCGGTATCAACCTTACTTGACTCACCACTTGCACAGGGGAAATCCTGAAAGGTGGTATGACCGTTTGCAACACATTTATATAATTCAGCATGTGCAAACGATGATAAGCAGCTAAACATTATGAAAGTTGTTATTTGCCTAACCATCTTTCTCTCCTTTAACCATTAATTTCTAGCGCAACATGCCCTGGTGTTGAGCGTGGGCGAGCCGGACCCACCACAATGCGTACATCTCGGCCAAGTTTGGCGAGGCATTCCAGCATTTTGGATTCACTAATGCCCCGAAACTGGCCTTTTAGCATTGCTGAAACTTTGGGCTGTGGCAAGCCGGTCAATTCAGCTACTTTAACCTGGGTAAGACGGCGGCGTTTGATCACGTCGCCGATCTTGGCGGCAAGCTGTGCTTTGATAAGCATTTCATCGGCATCATTGCTGTGGATATCGTCGTAGACGTTGCCGGTGCTTTCTTCAATGATCATTAGGTTTCTCCTTTGGCGTGTTGTTCTGCCGCTTTCAATCGGTCACGAATTTTGTCTATATCGGGTTTGGGTGTGGAGATCCCCGTGGATGACTTTTTTTGAAAGCAGTGAAGTACATATACCGCTTCCTGGATGCGAACCGTGTAAACCGCGCGGTAGGTATCACCCTGGTAATCTTCCACTACCTCAAGAACACCAGCCGAGCGAAAGCCTTTGAGTGGCTTAGTTTGAGTGTGTTTTGAACCGGATTGAGCTAGGTGAAGCGCGAAGCCGAAAACATCTTTCACATCCTCGGGCATGGCTTGGAGATCTTTTTTTGAGCTAGCTACCCATCGCAAAGGTTTTGGTGATTTGCTATCCATGGGAAAAAATATATACCTATTTGGTAATAATGGCAAATGAACGTGAAGTGTCCACATTGTGACAACATTTTTGAGCTGAAACGAGCCAAAACGAGCAATTTTTAAGGTGAAAAAGCTTTAAATTCAATGCAGTGTGCTAGTGTGAGTCGGTGCGCTAAGGCTTCAAAATCCGCCGCCTTTACGGGTGTGCCAGTTCGAGTCTGGCTACCGGCACCAAACATTAAAAATCAGGCGCTTAGGCGCCTTTTTTTGTGCCTGTCATTTGAGTTTTCCTCTCCTGAATGTCTGAAACTGTCCACTTTTTGTCCACCTCGGTTTTCGAGGCTTACTGCATAGCGTTGACTAGCTATGCTTAGTTCTAGCTGCAGCACTGTAGCTTCTAGGCTACTATTTTTGCTTAGATGTATTTATGCGAGGCAGGCTGGCTAATGCTTTAGCCCATTCTCGCATCGTGAGGGTGAAAAAATGAAAAGCCATGATGATGCTGTGATTACAATGCTTCGAGAAGACCCTGATATGGCTATCGATTATTTACGCACCGCTTTTGATGAGTTGGATGAGGAAGGCGGCGAAACGACCCTTCTTATGGCGCTCCGCCATGTGGTGAAGGCCCAAGGTGGAATGGCAGTCGTTGCTGAACGTGCCAAGCTATCAAGAGAAAGCCTTTATCGTGCATTATCGCCTAAGGGTAACCCTACCTTGCGTACTATGACTGCCGTCATCAAAGCCACTGGCTTATGACTTAACCCGGCAGGCTTCGTGAGCGAACCACTTAGAAGCCATGAGATAGAGAGGAAGCGCCGCGAAATTAAACAAACAGGGACGGGTACTAGCTAGGACAACGGATTGTGGATAGATGGTATTCAGGGGGAAGGCATTGTGGATAAGAACAGAAGGAAATAAAGCGTTGTGGATGATTAGTATTTAAAACGACGACTTAATAAATAAAAGAAGGGAATGATGGAATGAATCCACTTATAGGCGTTGAAGATTTTTTTATTAAAACTGTTGTTTTTGTAATTATAGTCGCGTTATGTACAGCAATATTGCAAGGCTTGTTAAGCAAAAGAATAGTAGCTAAAAAGAGAAAAAATAAAGCGCGTAAACAATACGTAAACGCAATGAATTATAGGCGTGATGGCGTTGTAAGGGACGTAAAAGAGGAAGTGGAAGATAAACGAATTGAAAAACTTAAAGAGAGTTATGAGAAAAAGGATAAAAATTATTCTGAAAAATTAATAATGGATGGCGGTGCATACGTAGCTAAAGCAAAAATGATGAGCGCATCAGAACAAGGCGTGTATAAAATTCTAGAAAAAGCCTATGGGGATAAGTATTACATCTTTTGCCAAGTAAGGGTTGTGGATATAGTTCAGCCAAATATCACTAAATATCAGACGTGGACAAAAGAGTATAAGTCTCTCTTTTGGCAAATATCACAATGGCACTTTGATTATGTCATGTGTGATAAAAGTAGTTTTAGTATATTTTGTGCGCTTGAGCTTGATGACGCAAGCCATGAGAGAGCCGATAGAGTGAAAAGAGACCGTATTTTAAATGCAGTATGTAAAGATGCTGGTGTTGTTTTAAAGAGAATGAAGTTAAATCATGAAAGTAAGAGAGTAGAGGTTATCTCTTGATATGAAAAGATAATGGCTGTTTAAGATACCTCAAGCTGTACATGCCCAGGTTTAGAGCGTGGGCGAGCTGGCCCCACCACAATGCGTACATCACGACCCAGGCGAGCGAGAGACTCAAGCATCTTGAATTCGCTGATGCCCCGAAACTGGCCTTTAAGAAGGGCAGACACTTTAGGCTGAGACAGGCCAGTCAACTCGGAAACTTTGACATGCGTTAAACGGCGCTGCTTGATGACCTCACCGATCTTGGTAGCAAGCTGTGCTTTGATCAGCATTTCATCGGCATCATTGCTGTGGATATCGTCGTAGACGTTGCCGGTGCTTTCTTCATTGATCATATAGTTAATTCCCTGAATAACTCGACACCTCACCATTGCAGATCCTCACCGAATGATGACCGTCCTGAAAAGGGCGACTTCCATCCCAATAGAGATAACGGCATAGGTTGCCACCAAAAGTGCGTGTGGATCTCCTCGAAGGCTGACCGAGAATACGAATGGCCTGGCTTTCAGTCATACCAGGAAGCACGATCCCCCTTGCTGCTGCACTCACCTCAGCGTTTCGACGTTCAGTGCTCGATTGATAGGTGTTATTGCGGCTGTTGTAGCTAGGGCGTTGGAATTGCTGCGCAGGCTGATAAACACGCGAAGCAATAGGGCGGGTAGCCGGGGCAGGGATCGGCAGGGTTGATAACGTGCCGGTATTAGAACGTGGTGCAGCACCTTGCGAGCATGGAAAATCTTGAAAGGTGGTATGGCCACTAATGATGCACTTGTGGACATCAGCGCTGGCAGTGAGCGGGGAGAGCACCAGGAGAGCAAGCAAAGCGGCTTTTTTCATCGCTCTAAACGCCTAACTTAAAATAGTCTTCTAATCCTAACAAAATATTGCCCTAAAGTGTCCACATTGAGACAACAAAACTTTGCTCTAGCGAGCCAAAACGAGCATTTTACGAGGTTAAAAACCTTTAAAATCAATCCAGTGTGCCAGTGTGCCAGTGTGAGCCGGTGCGCTAAGGCTTCAAAATCCGCCGCCTTTACGGGTGTGCCAGTTCGAGTCTGGCTACCGGCACC